AGGATGTCAACCGTGGCGTTGCTGGGCAGTTGCACCTTGATGCCACGCACCAGATACTTGCGGGCTGGGATGCCTTTGAACTGGCGGCTGTCAAAGCGCAGAAAGGCTAATGCGCTATTTGGGTATTTGAATTTTTCGTCAATAATTTCTGTGTAGCTGAACCAGAACGTGCGGTTCTGCCGGCGGGCGCTGGATTCATCAGCGCTGATGCGCTCCAGCCTGATGTCAACCGGGAATGCACCGCTCAGGCTGATGATGTAATCGCGCTGGTAGGCGTTGGTTGTCTTGCCGCTGATCGTGTCTTCAAAGACGGTCGTGTAGCCGCCGCCGTTGTACTGCACCCTGCAGCGGATGCTGACCTCGTGGCCGATGATGTCGCCGTCATCCTCGATGATCTGCAGCGCTGGCACCTGCACCGTGATGCGGGCGCGGTCTACATCTGAATCGGTGATCTGCCGGGTGACAGATGCAGCAGCCGTGATCTCGACGTTGACAGCTTTCTCGGATTCAGTGCCGTTGGCGTCAGGGATGTAGCTCTGAGCCTGCGTGCCGGTACGGGTGACGACGGTGTAGCCGGTGAAGTTATCAATCCCACCTGCGCTCTGGACGGGAGTGCCATCCAAGTAGATGCCCTGCACGCCATCCTCGATGCCTTGGATCTCGCCCTCGCTGATCAGGTCGAGGACGCTGGCGTATTGAACCGACTGCAGGCTGTCATCAGCCTCCGATGGGACGTGGGTTGTACCACCGCCACCTTTGCCACCGCCGCCGCCACCTGCGCCTTGCAGCACGCCGAGGCCGGCATTGTGAACGCGGATACCGCCAGCGATGAAGGTATGGTGCCCCTCGACGGTCAGGTTGTAGACCGTGCCAGCAGGCAACTCTTCACGGCCAACAATGGGACGCAGGTGATTGTTCTCGTCCACCAAGCAGTCATCAGCGCCAAGGCTGCCGATCGCAACGAAGGCATTGAACTGGTTCAGCACCCAATGATTCGGGGTTGCATCCAGTGACGCGCCGCCCCAAAGCTGGTAGCGATAGACGCGTTCGTTCAGGTGCTCATGCACCTTCAGGATCGTCGCCTCGTGCAGCGTGCCCTTGTCATCAAAGCTCAGGACTTGATCGCCAGCCTGCAACTCATCGATGCGACGTTGCCCGTCAGGCGTGCGCACCAACGTGTGCCCCAAGAAGCATCCGCCGCCACCACCGCCACCACCAGAACCTTGGAGCTGCGTCATTTCAGTTGCGCCACGTCAAGGCCGCTAGACAGGACAGCCGAGCCAACGAAAGCGCGGCCATAGACGATCGGCACCGGCATCCCCTGCTGGCTGGTGTTGACAATCCCGCTGAAGCTGAATGACTCCAACCGGGCGGCTTCCTTGCCGCGTTGCAGCGCTGAGATGTCGGGTTGCGGGGACAGCATCTGCGCGACGCCGCCGAGGATCAAGCTGGCGCCGATGCCGCCAAGGGCGACTGAGACTGCACTTGCTGTAGCGCCTGAGATAAAGCCAGCCCCAAGACCAAGGAAACCAGCACCAGCAGGACCGGCAACAATAGCCAGCGCTACCAATCCAATCCCGGCCAGAACCTGCCCGAAGCCCTGCCCAGCACCAGCCAGCACTGGGGCAATGCTGAACACGTCACGCTCAGACCATGGCAACACGGCCACGCTGGCATCCTCTTGTGTGATGCGCTCTTTGCCGACGGTGACGCGGAAGCCCATTCCGGTCTGCTCAGAGTCGATGAGCCACTTGTCCAAACCGGGAAAGTTCACGCACAGTGCCTTGATCGCCTGCGCGGGCGTGTCCACTTCAAACTCGAACCGGCACTGTCCGAGTCGCTTGCGAAGTGCGCCGTAGACCTTAACGACTTTCATGCCGCAAGACCAGGGCAGTGCTCTTGACATAGTAACCGCCATACACGTCGCGGCTACTCAATCGCCCCTGTACATGATGCAGGATTTGCTGATCGCCCAAGTAGATCGCCGCGTGGTTGGGCAGGCTTGCCGATAGTTGCATCAGGATCGCGTCGCCGTATTGCAGCTCCTCGAATGGCACCTGCCTGAAACCCTGCGAGCGGTAGCTGTCGAGGTACAGGTTCTCACCGCGTTCCCAGAACCGATCACGCCGGTCGAAGTCCGCCAGCGTCAGACCCCACTCGCGCTGATACCAGTCCCGCACCAGCGAGTAACAATCGACCACGCCGAAGACGAACTCACGGCCGACGTATGGCAGCTCAAACGCTGCAGGCTCGCAGCCGCCCCATGCTTCGGTTTTGGGGTTGACGATCACCCACGGCAGACCGCTGTTGTTGCAACTGATGCGGTCTGCTGCCGATGGCTCGGGTGGGGTCACCGGGTGGCTATGCACCACAACCACGATCTCGCCCAGGTCTTCCGCTGCTGCGTAATCCGCCGGGTCAAGGATGAAATGCTCGTCTGGTGTGGCGGCGATGTTGCGGCACGGGTGGTAGCGCCGCCGGCCTTTGACCACATGGATCAGGCCGCAGCACTCGCGGGGATCCTCGGCCTGCGCGTGCGCCAGGATGTCAGCCTTGAGCGTGTCGGTCAGCTTCATCACTGGGTCAGGCCGGCGCCGGGGAAGGAGCCGAACGGCAACTCAGCAGTCGCCCCAAACCGCAGTTTGCAGCTCTCCACCCGCTTGCCGCAAACGTCAGCAGCCAGCGTGCCAACAGCTTGATCATTGACGTTCCAGTAATTGCTGCCGGTGTAGCCGCACTCAGCGCCGCGATACTTCCACTGGCAGACATTGGCGATGATTTGCCGCTGGGGCAGCATGACGCCGGCTAGGTCAAACTTGCTGGCAAGCTCGAACTCGACCAGATCGCGGTTCTCGTTGGACTTTCGGTCGACGTACCAGATCTCCGTCGGGAAGCGAGCATTAGGGTCAGCCGCTGCCTCGCCATCGAGGAACTTCTTCAGCGTGCGGATCCGCCGGACCGTGGCGCCGCCCAGGTCGTTGCCGGGTGTGGTCGCGTTGACCAGCAGCAGCAGCGTGGTCATGTCGCTGAAAAGGTTACTGATCCGCAGCGTCGGACGCGGCAGGCTGCCAGAGCTGGTGTAATCGAAGCCCGTCGCCTCGACCGGAAGCCTGACGTAGGTGTTGCTGGCAAACACGATATTGCCTGTCACCGCTGCGTTCACGCCGTTGTGCCAGTAGTAGGTGGTACTGGCGCCGTGCAGTGTGGAGTCAAGCTGCAGCTCGAACAGCTCGATGATTGCGTTCGGACCCAGGACCGCCAGCTCTTCATAAACGCTGCTGATCGCTGTCCATGTGACGCCGCCATCTGCGATCGTGCTGCCGATGTCCGTCGGCCATGCCGGCTGTGTGCTGGCGCTGGTGCCGGCCACAGTGCAGCGGAACACCAGCCCGCTGGCCTGCGTGGTCGTGGCGCGAACGATGGCGCCGACTGCATAGCTCGTGCTGGCTTGCCAGGCTGCGTAGGCCATTAGGGCTCGAACACCTCTTCAAAGGTGGCGCTGATGTTGTTGAAGTTGCAGCTCACCTGGCTGGTGTTCCATCCACGACAGACCCACTTCCCGACGTAACCGTTCGGATCGGTCCAATCGAACGACTCAACCGCACCACGCGCGCGCAGGAAGGTCAGGATATTGTCGCGCTCAGTGTCGTCTCGATTGCTGAACTGCAGCGACCATTTCTTCGGCTGCGTGTTCAAGCCGTAGGCGAGCCGCTGCTCGTAGCCGTCACCGAAGCGAACGCTCCTGACGATCGGCTGCTCTTCTAGGTCAGCGGTGAAACTGGGCGTGTAGGTAAAGGTTGCCATCAGCGTGTGGTTGCGAGTAGGCCGCCAGGCCGTTGTTGCTTGACGATCTCAGCCTGCACTGCAGCGCCGATCACTCGGCCGAGTTGATTGGCGTTGGGTCCGTCACCCTGCACTTGGCTGCTGCCTGCGTCAACGTTCACGGTCACATTGACGCCAGCGCCACCAGATGCTGCCACGCCCAGCCGGCCATCAGCGCCACGGCGGAGCGGCATGATCGCTTCAGGGCCAGCCTCGCCCATGAGGCCGACGCCCTTGGCGAACGGGAACATGGTCGGACCGTTGACGATGCCGCCGCGGGCAAATGGCACCACGCCATTGGAGCCGTAAACGTTGCCGGTCGCGTTCAGCGCAAAGCCTGGCAGGAAGGATTTCAGCGCACCAGCACCGCTCAGGCCAGCGCTGGCCGATGCAAAGGTCCCGCCAGGAATCAAGCCCTGAATCAACTTCAGCAGCGGCGCGATGATCAGCATCCGCGTGACCATGCGGGTCAGATCTTCGACGATTGCCAGCGCAAACTGACGGAAGCTGAACGTGCCCGTCGTGGTCAGGCTGACGATCGCATCCTCCAGTCCGCTGAATGCATTGGTGGTGACGTTAGAGATGTTTTCACTCAACGTGCCAACGCTTTGCAGATAATCGTCAATTGCACTGCGCGCGCCTGACAGCGCGTCCTTCTGGCTTGATGCAGCGTCGCTGAAATCAAGCAGTTCAATGGCAGCCTTGCTGGCGTTCTCACCAATCTCGGCCAAGCCTTCTGAATACTTGCGCGCGGCAAGCGCGTTCTCGCGATCAGAGAATGCATTGATTGCATCCCTAAACGGTCCAATGTCCAGCTCGCCGCCAGCAGCCCGGACCTCGCGCGCCAAGTCAACCACTGCCATGGTCATGCGATCGACTTCGCGGCTCGCATCCCTAATCGCCTGCTCGCGCTCAAGCATCAACTGCTTAAACGGATCGGCACCGACGCCTGCAATCTGGGTGTCGAGATCCTCAACGTTCTGCCTGTATTGCTCGAGCAGATCGCTGGCTTTTCTCGTCAACTCTTGACGCCGCTTCAGTATGCGCTCCTGCTCATCCGCCGCTTTCTTCGCAGCGGCTGCAGCCTTTTTAGCTGCCGCTTCAGCGCGCTTGTTTTCCTCGGTTGTATCCAATGCCATGCTGCGCCCACCTTGGCGGCGACCAGTGCCGGGGGAGGGTGCCTCGCTGAAGATCTTGCCGATCTGCGCAAAATCCTGGCGAGCTTGCGCAAGCATCCCGGAGACCCTGGTGCGATAAATCTCCGCCGCACCTTGAAAGTCGCCCTGCACCGCCTTGGCTATGACCTGAAATCCAGCGACTGCGTTCTTGATGAAGACATCAAAGAGCTTGACAGTGGCAAAGACAAACGTGGCGACTGATTGGATGCCTACCCTGATCACGGTGAACAAAGCGTCCCAATCGTTCTTTGTGTCGAACAGATCGCCAAAGACTTCAAGGATCGACTGCAGCGATGGCAACAGCGCATCTGTCAGCTCAGCGCCGAAGCCCTGAGTCCTGATGCCCAGCTCCGTGATCGTGTCATTGAACAGATCGGATCGCGCGGCAAAATCTTCGCCCACCTTGTAGGTGAACTTGTCCATCGCCGCCGCGCCTTCGTTCAGCAGCGGGATCAGGTCGGCGCCAGACTTGCCAAAAATCGCCACCGCCGCGGCTGCTTTCTGCGCGCCATCAGGCATGTCAGCAAACCGATCAGCGATCTGCTTTAGCACCTTCTCAGCCGGCACCACCTGCCCGTCGGCAGTCTTGACCGCAACGCCCAGCGCGTCAAACTTCCGCCCAAGGTCTTCGTTGCCCTCGGCCGCCTTGACCAGATTCACGTTCAGCTTGGTCAAGCCCTTGCCCAACGTGGCCATGTCCACGTCAGCCAGCTTGGCCGCGTTGCCGATGCCGATCAGCGCACTAGCCGCCACACCGGTCTTTGCCTGCAGGTTGAACAGCTCGTCGCCTGCATCAATGGCTTGCTTCACAATGGCAGCCAAGCCGCCCACCACCGCGCTGCCGGCGATGGCTGCACCAAAGCCAGCGACCGCACCCCTAAGATTGCTGAATCCCAGGGCTGCATTCTTGACCTGACCCTGCAGCCCCTGCATGGAGTTGCCCAGGCGCCGGATATTGTTCTCGCCTTGAACGTCCGCCTTGATGCGGAGCATGGCGTCCATGTTCATCGCCATCTCAGGCGCTCCGCTCACTAAGCACTGCCATGGCTGCGGCCTCCATTACCTGCAGGTCCTCAAGCATGGAGCGCTCATCCTCCACTGCATACAGTTTAAACACCCACGCCAGGACTCCGTAATCAAGGCCCAGCAGGCCGCCCATCGTGGTCCGCCATTGCGTTTGCACCCGCAGGAACATTTCAACGGCTGCCCAGTTCTCAGGCCAGACGCCGAAATCTTCAGCCGATGCATCCGGCAGATCCGGCAGGGGGATGCCCATGGCCGCGGCATCAGCGGCGGTCTCGTCAACGACGCTACCGCCTGCCCAATGCTCAGCGGCCTCTATCAGTTTTTTCGCTTGGCTCCCTTGATGCTGTCCATGTAGGACTTGAGAATCGCCACCGAAAGCAGCGGCACTTCAAGCGCCTGCTCGAGTGCCTTCTGGCTGAACGGGATCTCTTTGCCGTTGTCATCGTTGACGCCGGACCACCCAACCAGCACCTCTGCTGCCAGCTCAGTTAGCCGTTCAATGTCGCCCACATCATCGAACCGCTGCAGCTCAGCCACCAAAGGGGCAACCTTGCTTTGCGGGAGACGCTTGAACTCGCCATCGAATGTTTGGCGCTCGTGCCGGCCTCCATCGACAGGGATGTCGAAAGTGACCGGCCACGAGTAGGTATCTGACTGCTTGAGAACGAAAGCCAAGGTCAGGTAAAAGCGAGACTCAGCTCATCATTGCCCGAACTGGTCGGAACTGCAATGAAAGGCATGTTCAGCATCTGCACACCGTCCTGATCCGAGTAGGTCAGGTTGCCTAGGTCGGACTGAGCGGTCGTGACCGTAACGATGTTCCCGCCGGTGGTGCCGTGCTGGAAGGTGATGCTGCCGGTGCTGCTGCCGGTCGCCACCGTGAAGAAATCTTTCGCGGCGATGGTCGGAGCTTCGATCACGATCGTGCCGCTGGGGGCGCGGTTGGTGATCATGATCTCCTTGCTGCAGCCCACCAGCTCGCGGTAGATCACGTCGTTGGCGATGCTGAAGTTGTAGCTTTGCAGGCAACCGCTGTAGGAGAACGCGGTGAAGTTGGTAGTGTTGCCCTGCTTGAAGATCAGCGGTGTGGCTTGGTTGGCGTAGGTGGGGGTGGGCAGTGTCTCGTCTGTGGGCGCGTTGTAGATGCCCGTCATGGTGAAGCTGATCACCGGGATCTGACCGACTTCGCCGGTGATCTCAAAGGTGCCGCGACAGCCGGTCAACTTGTGACGGATGCCATCCTCGTGGTAGTGAATCGTGCAGCTCTCGAAGCCGCTGCTCTCGGGCGCGTAGGTGGCGCTGGTGCTGGTGACCAGCGTCTCGCTCAGGCCGCAGCTGCGAAGGACGGGACCGTAGGCCGGGGCGGTGCCGGCAGTGCCGGAGCCAGCCAGCTCCACTTCAAAGCTCACCTCAACGCGGGTCTGCGCCAGCAGCTGATCGGCTTGCCCCATGTAAGGACGCACCAGATCGCGGTTCACCGTCTCGGCTACCAGTGGCTGGATCTCAAGGTTGCGCACCAGGATGGCGTTGCTCGAGCCGGTGGGGCTGGAGTCGGTGCCGTAGGTGGTCTCAATCTTCGCCAGGATCAAGCGCCGGCGGGTCAGAACTGATGCCATTGGGGGCTACCTCAGGAGTTGGATGGGGAGCCGGCTGGGTCCGCTCGACGAGCTGTCGCTTGCCGGTTTTGGGATTGACCAGATAGCTGCCGCCCTGGCCTTTGTGTTCGTCCACCATCGTAGCCACTATGTTGTGGCCAGATTAGCGACGCTCGTGCGATAGCGCACGAGGTAATCGCAACTGATCACGCCGGCTGGCTGATCAGCTTCGACCATTTCAAAGTTCACGCCCTGCGGTTGTATGTCGATCGCGTAGCCGCCAAGGGTCAGATCTGCCATCAGCTTGCTGTGCAGGCTCTCGATCGTGGCATCAGCCACCTGGTCGGGGATGTTGCCGCGCACGATCACCGCGATCCGCACCGTCAGCGACCAGTCCAATCTCGGCAGGCTGGTCAGCTGTTCTGCACTGTCGCTGATCGGCTCGATCACCAGCGCCGGGCTTTCGCCTCTGGTGAGCGGCTCAACGCGGCTGCGGTAGATCCGCGTGCTCACGCCTGTGGTGCCCGCCAGCGTGGACGCGATAGCTGCCAGGATCGTCTCGCGGCGGGTCGTCATGCTGAGGCCACCTGGGTCACGGTGCAGATGATGCCAGGGATGCCCGGATGCGCGAACGGACTGGTGGCAGCGGCTTCGGCGTGGATGTATGCAGCTGCGTTGCTGGTCGCCCACATCAGTTCGATGTAGTCCGCCGCGGCCAGCTTCAGCACATAGTTAACCGTGCCGATGATGTTGCCTGGTGTGTTGCCATGCTTGGCGATGATGCTGAACTTGCTATCGCTGTCAGCCACATCACCACTGGATCCGCTGCCGTTCTTGCGCAGCCACACATTAATGTCGTGGATGCTGTTGTCGTTATTGGTGAACTGAATTGAGAAAGTGATGCTATAAACCCCCGGATGGTCAACCGTGATCCGGTTATTCGAGATCACCTTGATGCCGTGGCTGTCTAGATCGTTCTTGCGCAGCAGGATCGCCGTCGGTGTATTTGCAGTGGCCGTCTGCGAAGTTGTGTCCCAGAAAGATCCCCAATAACCAGGACAGCCGTGGTATGGCAGCACGTTCCAAGCGGTACGGCCATCGCCAATTTTCAGGTTGCCGGTCTGGCTTTCAATGCCAGGCTCGCCGGCCAGCAGCACCGGATTCTGTGCCGTCCATGCGTTGCGGGTGTTGATCTTGAAGATACCGCTCATGTTTTCTGCAATCCGAGCTGAACAATCTTGCCGTCATCCATCAGCATCACCTCCCGCACCGTATAGGCCACAGCATCGACCGTGATCGAGCTGCCGCGGGTCAGTGTGCCGAAGTCAGAAGCCTTGGCAGTCAGTGTGTAGTCAGTGCTGAGCACCA